AAGTCGCCTTCACCTTCAAAGCCTTCAACATTCTTGATATACATCTCAACTGGATACGCAGAAAGATACTGAGCCAAGTCATCTTCTTGGAAGATGTTGTCTCTAGAAGCAGGGTTTCTTGGAATATAGAAACAGTCAAGACCAAACATCTTGATAGACTCAATAACCAAGTCTTCTATAAGATCCTGTTCACCATGTACTCTATCTACAGAACCATAGTTGTTGAAATACGAATTTGTAGCCACTCTATTATCCTATCATATCGACTGCGGGCAAAGAATAACTTGAAGCCATTTCTTCTTCAAGTCTTTGAATCTCTTCTCGTGCATCGCTTAAAATTTGTTCTCCATTGAACTGAACGCCACCGGGCAATGTCATGCCGTTGAACTTAGTGAGATTTGAACCCCACTGATATTTGATTTTTGCTGTTGCATAGTTTTGTAAGAAACGATCTTTCCACAAATCTGTGTATGTAGTACCATCTACAACTTGATACGCTTCGATTACAATATGAGTTCCCACAGTCAGCGATTCCAAATTAGTGTCTAGAAACAATCTATTCGTGTGTCTGTTGTAACGAATAGGTACTGCACCGACTAACATTTCTTCTAAAAGACTGATGTTAGCCATTGACATATAGAAGTGAGTCATGTTATAATTTACTATATCGTGAAGATTCTGAAGTATGAACTGATACTTTGCGTTAAAGATTCCAGACCCCATACCAACATTAGACTCTGGTGTGAACACATTTACAGCACCTATGATGTTATCTGGAATCTCAATATAACCAAGTTCAAATATTCCCTTAGTGATGCCTGAGTTTGCTGAAGATTCAATTGTTGCTGTTGTGGTAGAGTCTTCTCCAGTTATAACTTCGCCATGCACAAAAGCTACATCATTAGTTGGCTTGCTATATGTAATCTCTGCGCCAGATGCCGCTAGAATTACTGCTTTAGCACCGCCTGCGCCCGTAATGACTTCGCCCACAGTAAAGTTTTCTGCTGTGCTTGTAGTAAGTTTCAGTGCTGAATTAGATACTTTGTGTTTGAAATAAGTCTTTTCTACGCCATCAAAGTGATAATCGTTATAATATGACAATGCTTCATCAACTCTATCGTCTACTTGCTCGGTAGAAACATTGATATCTATTACTGGTTTACCCAGTTTTCTTAGACAAAACTCTTTGAAATCGGCTTTGGTTGTTGGCTGTGCCATGCTTTATTCCTAAATTATGTTGGTATAATATACTATTTATACGCAATAAAATTGTACTTTGCTTTAGATGCAATGAGTATAAATATTTATAAATAAGTGATAACAGACTTCACTTAATTTCTATTGAAAAGGATAAAGGATTAAAAAATGGCAATTCCAAATATTTTCACGATTGAGACCGGTACTAGTGCGAGTACTTATAATTACCCAACTGATGCTGGCTTTGAATATCGAGGTGGTAAAAGTACTTTTGCGTTTTCGACAGCCGCGGCTGACTTCAATAAAGTAACAGCGATAAAAATTCAGGCATCTTTTGACGATGCTAATTGGATTGATTTGACAGATTCTGCTGATAGCCCTGTTACTGTTTCGGCTAACAGCATACTAACTGTAGATATTGGCAAATGCAAATTAAGATTTAATACAGTAGTAGGTGCTACAACAACAGGTGTAACTAACATCACGGTATCCTAAAATGGGACACATTCTAAAAGGGCAAGTTCGCTACACCCTTGCGGTTGAAGATGTTATTCAGCAAGGCGAAATACCTACAGACTTACAAGGAATTTCTCCTCTCGCTTTCACATCAGGCGTATCAGCTTCATTTGACGAAAATATTGATGCAGACAGCACAGTGTACACCGTTGCCGCAGAAAAGCCTGATGGAACTACCACCGGCATTACTTATGGTATAAGTGGAACTGATGCGGGTGACTTCACTATAAACGCAAATACTGGCGTAATAACAATTGATGCAAGCCCGAACTTCGAAGCCGATCCATCGTATTCTATTATAGTAACTGCTAATCATGCAAACTTTGATGCAATAACACGAAATGTGGCTCTTGCTGTCAATAATCTTGATGATACTGCACCAACTATTACTTCTGGTGCTACAGCGACAGCAATCGCAGAAAATTCTGGAGCGGGTCAGGTTATTTACACTGTAACTGCTGATGATTCTAGCGATGTTTCTGGTGGTGTTACATTCTCGAAGAGTGGCACAGATCAGAGTCTCATCAACATAGACTCAACAACAGGCGCAGTCACATTAATTGCTAACCCTGATTTTGAAACTAAGTCATCTTATAGCTTTAATGTAATTGCTACAGATGCGGCATCTAATAGTTCTACTCAAGCAGTGACACTAGCAATTACTGATGTTTTTGACACCGGTCTGGCGGCGACTGGTACTCTTGGTCGATATAGTCCGACCGGTGGTTTATTCTTTCATGGCTATGAGGATTCTCAGAGCCTACCGGGCACTGCTAATAGCCACAGAGGTTCTTTATCACCATTAAGTGACAGTGCTTTCTACGGCGGTGTGACAGTTAAAGAACTTGGATATGGCAGAAACCAATACAGCAGTGCGAGTGGAACAGAGTTTAAAATCGCATTTTCGGGCGATACTAGATCGCAATCCGGGTTTAAGCTAGTGTTTACAGACAAAAATAATGTCTCACGAACATTTAGAAGCACTGACTCCAATATGTACAGTGAAAGTTATAACAGCTTTGCTGTTCAAACTACTTATAGCTGGGATGTGACTGATAGCGATGCTCAAGCTGTGAATGTATTTACGCCATTTGTTGGAATTAGTAGTATGTCTGTCGGGACTAGCTATACTGTGGTTAATGTTCCATATCCCGCACATTCTAGCGGATCGCCAGGTCAAGGTACTAATTCATCAAGCGACAGAGGTCAGGCTCTTATTTCTATTGGCACTGCCGCATCAGGAACCGGATTTTTTGGCGGCGGAAGAGTCATTGCTAATAGTAATATTAGTAATGCAACTAACATAACTAACGCCCAAGATATTGAATTTTCTAATGGTCTGGTTTCTGATATGAACCGTGGCGATGCCAATGGAACAGGCGACTCCTTCTCAATCACACTTGAAGAACTATAAGGAACAATATAATGGCATTAAATTGGAAAGTTAATTCACTAACAACTTCTACAGAAGGCTCTTTATCAAATGTCGTTTCCCATGTTGAGTGGGAATGTACATTTATAACTGAATCGGTTTGCAGAAGAAGTTACGGTAGAATAAAATTACAAACTTCTCATTTGAACGATGAGGGGCAGTCGTTTACTCAATTTGAAGATTTAAGTGAAGATACTGTTATAGACTGGGTAAAGTCTACGCTTGGAGCGCATTCCGTGACTGAAATGGAGCAAATTCAAGAAGGTGGCGAAGAAATTATATACAGCGATTTACGAGACACTTCAACACTACCATCTGGTTGGTAGTTACCCATCGCACATAAATAGTATGATAACACATGAACCTAAGAGAATCGTATGGCGTCTAGGAAATATCTAAAATTTGGTTTAAGAGCAGACAAGAACTTAGCTGATCTAAGTGACTCGACTATCGCTGTAGATAATATTCTAGATAATCTAGCGAGTGGTAGTAATATATTCGGTGAATCGTATAACTTCTCTAGTGCTGATATTTCTCCAATAAGACAGTTATCTTCTACTGATCTTGTAGATATCATCGATCCAGATGATGACCTACCTAAAATACTTACTGACTTAGAGGCTTCTATTCCAGTCTATGATGCGTCTTCTGTTTCTGATGATCCATTGACTGGTATACAACCAGTACAACCACAAGTTACTCTGCAAGACTACATAAACAGATTTAAAGTTGTATTAGGTGATCCACCATTTATTAATGGTGGCTCAGGTCCTTTTGCTGAATACGTTCATCCATTAAGAATAACAAACATGACGGGCGATATCAGTAACTTTACTGTCAGCTTAACTCCATCTACAAACGCAATAAATGACTTAGTTGTTGGTAATCGATATAAGATTCTAAATAAAGGCAATATTACAAACGCCCAATGGGATTCAATAGCTGTCGTTAACGCAGGTTCATACAGTAACGGAGATATATTTATATGTGATCAGACCGTTGCGACAGTTATAGGCGCCAACACAACTGCCGAAGTCAGAGACATATCGACTCCTAGTGGTAATTATGCGCTATCAAGTAGTGCAGTTCCAACTCAAAATTTACCATCAAATGTTCTATTTACGAAAGTTACTGGAACATTACCAAACATTATTCAAACATCAGACGATTGGGATGTTGGTAGATTTCAGTGGGATAGTGCCTTACATAATTCATTCAGCGTTAATGACGGTCTTGTTCAATTTGTTGGATATCAGATAGATAACTACTTTCCACCAATCCAAACAAATGGATTATTCTTGATCGAAGAAGATACAGTTGATACTGCAAACGATGACACTAACTGGAGATTTATTAGAGGAACAAATACATCAAGAGTTATACCTAACTACAATATTACATGGCTCACAAACAGTGATGGATACACAGAAATAACATTTAGCAACAGAGAAGACTGGAGAAAAGTCGGAGTAAATATGACTGTTTCTCTCAATGGAACAGATGCCGGACAAGTCACTGAAATAAAGACAGATGGTGGAGTATATCGTGTATGCTTGTCAGTAGACTTTGGTACAACAGAAAGTAGCGGAACAACAGTTGCTGAGTTTAGTTTTGAAATTGGTGGAGATACTTTAATAGCGTATTCACAGCTTGACTTCACGCAACCACCCGGAGACTTCAGAAGAAAAGTCAGATACACTTGTTGGTGGCCTACTGGAACTGGAGAAGGAGCAAAGATATTTGGTAAACCTGAAGGTAGTTCATATGACTTCAGTAGCCTAAATTTTTATAAAGAGCAACTAGACAGCACGTTTGTAAGTCAAAGATACAGCTATCCGTACTTTAGAGACAATAGAGCAAACATACTAAAGCAAGATGGTAACACAGAAGTTCGTATAGACAATAAATTTTTAAATGTATATCAAAAACCAGGTGTCACAAAAGATATTCTACAAAATCTTAGTGTGTTTCCAGACACGGTTGCTAGTTCATATAACACAATAACTGCAAAAACTGTTTCTGCTAAAACTGATGGAAGTATAAACGGAACTGACGCTTTTACTACTGCTGAAGTAGGAGACTTTATTGTTTCGTCTAGACATGATGGATCAAATCAACTTCACTATGTATACCAAATAGAACAAAAAGTTAGTAACAGCAAAGTATATGTCGACCCCACATACTTAAATATAACTGGTATTTCAGAAAACTCTGGTCATAATATAGTTTTAGTTAAGAACAACGGGCTAATTGGTATATACAAGTCAGTCGATACTAGTGGAACAAATACTTTAACTATTGAAAGAACGCAAGAAGGTATAAAGGCTAAGTATCCATTTGAAGTTGAAGAAGACTGTATTATCTATAAAGTTGACGATGGTCCTTTCGGTCCTAGTAATACTGACAGCACACACTCAACACATAGATATGGCTTCAGAGTAAGAAGTACCACTCACAATAATAACAGAGCGGCAGTTACCGCCGATCTGACTGTAGACGCAAATCCAACAAATTCTAGTGCGACAGTATCTACGAATGACGGATTTGTTGTAGTTTACTCGTCAAAAGGATTGTTAGATAGATCAACCACTGAAGAATGTACTGGTGTTTTTGGTAGAGAAGTTACAGCAAATGCAAACTCAGGTCAGAATGAAATTGTAGTTAATGACCCTAGTGGAATATCAGTAGGCGATCTTGTTTATTTTGATGGTACAATTCCATACGACAACACTTCGCTTGCGACAATGACGAGAGTTAAAGCAATCAGTGGAAACACGCTTCAACTAGGAAAGGGATCTCCTGCACCAAATACTAATGTTAACTTGTCTTCTTTACTGGCTGTTGGCTCAACTGTAGTTTTTGTGCCATCTAATGCTGGGCCGAATAGTGATGGTTGGGGATTGAACAACAAAGAATATTGTATTATTCCTCTAAACACAGCACCGCCTTGGGAAGGGACTGACTTAGGTCTGGCTAGCCCTGCTGTAAGCGCAACAGAAAACTTTGGTGTTATGTCAAAAGAGTTTAGATTTGTTAACTTATCTTTTGAATTACCTACTGCAAATATTACAAAATACACAGAAAACAATAACGCTAAGAAAAAGTATCTGAATGTTAAGTTTGTTCCACCTGTAAGTTAATACGACTCTTCCATAGTTAGAACTTTATAGTTACCTGCGGCTACATCAGTCGAATTGGCATAAGCCAATAAGAAATAAGTTTCTCCATTTACAGTTATTGGAATCTTATGCGTAAACTCAACTGTTTGTCTAGAGAAAGAATCGCTATCAGTTGATAAACCATCATCTGGTATTTCTGACTGCCCAGTATTCGTGAATAGAAGTTTGGGTTCACCAATTGCTTTACCACCTGAACCACCAGAAGGCCCTGTTGCTGTAGCAATAAATGAACTACCTACTGCAACTACCCTTTTACCCACACTACCACTTCCGCCCGAAACTGGATCAGAAACAATAGTAACTACATTACCTACTGAATAATTTGTACCAGAAGTACCTGCAACAGCATTCCAATCATTAGAACCAAGAGTTGAAATTGTATAGCTTTCGCCAATAATCAAATCAGCATAGTTTGTAGTTCCAAAAACAGCACTCCAGTCTCTGCTAGTTCCTAAATCAGAAATTTTATAGCTTTCACCAATAATGAATGAACCCCAGTTAGTCTCATCTTGTCTATCGAACAAGAAATTACCTGCTTGTGCCGTATCAGAAGTTGTTTTTAGAACTGGTAAAGCTAGTGTTAAGTTTGGCGCACTACCAGTAACGCCAGGTAAGTTCACATTACCCGCATCTTGGAAAGCAGAAGTTATAGAACTATTGATTGTTAGTGCTTGAGTTTGATTCTTAACCCATGGGTTATCTTTACCAGTAAATGCTCTTTTTGCTTCACCATTTGCTGGGTTTGTGATATACAGACCATTTCCATCCACGACTCTTGCTTTACTTGTGGTTACGGGTGATCCACCAGTTCCAGTTGCAACGAATACTACATCTGATACAACTGCACCGGATAACGCATTAGCATTACTTAATGAAGTTGCTGTAAATAAGTTTCCATTTGCATAAGTTACGCCAGAAGTTCCTGCAAGTGCATTCCAGTCTCCCTGAATATCTGCTGTTAGCGTATACTGTCCAGTTGGAGTTCCAGACTTTGTTATGTCAATCGCAGTACCACCAGTTGAGCCTGATAGTTTTATATTTTCAGTATCAACTCTAATAACAAAGTATTGCGCTCCATTAACCAATCCAGATATATCTGCACCAGAAACTTTTGCAAATGTTACGACATCATCAGTCTGAAGACCATGATCACTTCCACTTGTTAGCTGTATTGATTCTTGACCAAGTGCATCATTAACGGCAGTGTCAGCAAAAGTAAATGCGCCATTAGTTCCTAAAGAAGAATATCCAGTGTTTATAATTTTATATACAGCGCCTGCTGTTAAGTTAGAAGAAGAGACTGATATTTGAGTCAACCCATCTGCCACCTGATTAGCACCAACAGAAGTCCAAGCAGAACCACCCAATAATGTTATTTTATATTTTGCACCAACAACTAAGTCACCAAAGTTAGTATCGACTCCTATGCTTAATACCTTACCATTCAAATCTGGTTCATTAACAATCCTAACAGCACCATCAAAACGAATACCATTAGCTTCTCTAAATCTATTGTTTAAGTATGTTAGAATAACTTTAGTTTTCTTTTGGTTGATTCCAGTAATATTCGTTTGTATCTCTGGTATACCACCAGTCAACAATCCTGCATTCTCTTCAGTATCATCTATTGGTTGACCATAGGGGTCAGGAGATAATCCCTCTAATCCCAATTCGTCTGCTCTTACTTCTAGAAGAGTACTAGTTCCTGTTGGAGTAATGTGGGCATTTTTAAAGTTTTCTATTGTAATTGAATCGTTTCTAGTGATAGTCATATTATCAACACCACCACTTAAACTGTATATATTAGACAAGTTTACCGCATCTGCAATCTGAAATTTTTCAACGCCATCACTATTAACAATAATATATGGATAAGATGTGCCGCCATCCAAAGAGACTCTTGTTCCCTGTGTAAATGCAACTCGACCTCTTCTTGGTCTAACTACAATTGTCCAACCATCAATTGGGTCATTAATTGCATCAAACTCTCGAACATTTATGAGTTCTGTTGCGGCTCCAAGACTACCACTAGACTCAATACCACTAGAGTCTGCAACAAATATGTCATTAAGAGCAGGAGTTGATCCAGTAGAGCCGTCATTAGCAACCCAACCGACTGTTGTCCAATCTCTACTCTCCCCTAAACTGGTAATTTTATATCTTTTTGTGGCTTGAAATGCACCAAAAGCAAGAGAATCACCAAGTTCATTTGGATTGTTTATCAGTCTAGATTTGTGTTGAAGATTACCAACAAATAATCTAATGTCGTCTGATATACCAAGACCACCCAAATTATCCAATATGCCCTTATCCTGTAGAAAAGATGCACTTTCTACTAAGTTCGAGTTTGCTACAAATCCTTGAGCCATTTATAATCTCTCTTATTGGGTAATTGTGGTGTCTATCGTTATAGTCCAGACATCTTTCAGTACGTTATATTTAGACAGCGGTGAGCCTTCCGATTGTGCATTTGGGTCTTGTTCTAAAGCCGCTAAAGAACATCTATTCACACCAGAACCAGGAGTCTGTCCCTCAAGTTTTACAACCACACCTGTTCTTGGATTGTCTTGATAATTTTGATATAGATCATTGATAATACTCAGAGCCGCAGCCGCAGGTAAATTATTGTTTCTTAAATCTATACTAGTAAGTCTAGTTGCCGTGTCTAAAGTGTTTGGTATATGACTATCAAAGTCATTATTTTGTGCAAGCAACTTCAAAGTATCTTCAATATAAGTCAAATCGGGAGTAGGTCCGAAGAATCTATTACTTTCAATCTTTAACTCTTCTAGCTTTTTGACAGTTTGCCCACCCAGCAGATTCTGTTTTATCGTTGGAAAGTTTCCGTAAAGATTGTTATTATACATTCTGAAATACTGACAAGAATTAATTCCATTGATTTCGTTACCAGTTTCTGTTTCAATCTCATACACAGTTGCACCAAAGGCCGATGATCTTGCGTTATATCTTACAACTTTACCTGTTCCAAAATTGGTTGGGCTAGTTTTTTCCAAGTATCCACCAGAAGAAAGCATACCGCTACTAGCATTGTTGTTTGCAGTAAATGTTGTTCCGAGATTGGTCGAAGATGCACCAAGCGTAGTAAAGTAACTTTGCGTACTACCCCTTCTGATAATTTTGTAGTTAACACCATTTTGTGCTGACTTCAGATTCACTCTATTAGCAGAAGACGAACCAGTGAATACTACGCCCTTAGCGGCAGCGGTTTCACTTGGAAGACCTAAAGTTTCCCATTGTGCCTGAGTTGTTCCAGTTGGGTCTAATATAACATATCTTTGTGTTTCAACAACACTGTTTGCAGTCAGTGGAGTATATATGAAATAATCATTTGTGCTAGGAGTAGAGCCATGAAGTGTAGTAGCACCCCAAGGCACAATATCGCTATCGCTTCTTCCAGTTCCGGCCGGTGCTGTTCCTGGCTTCCAACCCATGTCTTCCATCTCAGCATCTGTAAGATAGAAGTAAGATGTATTCTCATTGGTATAACGAGACTGAGAGTCGGTATCATTAAATTTAGCATTGACCATTGCATATGCCTCTCCCTCTTTCATAGATAAAGTAGAAACAGTATATTTGTTGTTATAGAAGTACAAATATCTCATTGAAGCAAGACCAGTAACATTTGGAAACTTTCCAAATACATGAGTACCTGTGATTGAAAAATAGAACATTCTATTGCAGTCAGATATTCCAATATCTCTAAGGTCACCACCACCATAGCTAGTATCATTGAGTTTAACGGCAGCCCCATATCTTACATTGGTCAATTGAAAGTAATTTAAAACATTTCTAACTGGATCAAGAAATTGCCCTGTTCTATCTCCACCTGGCGCACCAGACACACCAAGAACATCATGGTCTAGTGCAAAATTACCATAATTTAATACTCTGTCAACAGTAGGATATACTGAACCGCTTTGTCCTATTCTAAACTGTCTACACTTAGGCGACCCGGCGTAAAAGTTATTACTGATTCGCATGGTTGTTCCGTAGTTTGAGTAGTAATACATTTCAGTCAACTGTGGTTTATTTGCCCAAGCAGTTGAAACGTCTCCATAGACAGGAGAAGATGTAGAACCATTATATGCCATCCACAATCTCGTTATAACATTTAATGGATTTAGTTTTGCACTCGTAATACTTTTTTGTGCAAGAGAATAAGTTGGGTCTGGTACCTGACCATAAAGGACACAAGTTTTTAACGTGTCTTGCCACTTACTGAAGTCCATTATATTGATTTTACCTGTATAATAAGGCCAGTATTGATCTAATATATCTGTTGCTAAGTAAAACTCTCTATCAGCATTACTTTTTGCTAAAGTATTAGAATTTGTGTCATCGACAAATCTATAAAGAGAATTACTTATTAATCCTGTAGTTCTATTAGGCGTATAATGCGTTAATCTTTTACTATCAAGAACAGCGTTATCCATAAACTTCATTTCTTCGGCATAACCTATATCCCATTTTACAAGACCAACATTTGGATTGTAGTATATGTCACCTGCGTTATTGTTTGCAGTTGGGTCCCAAAGAACTAGACTGTGAAAAGTGCCTGAACCTGTGCTACTGTAACTTATATTGCTACCACCTATAGCTTTTAACTTAAACGTATCGCCAGAAACAGAATGCACTTCATATTTTGATTCAGAAGTTAATCCACCTATTACAGTGCCTACAGTACCTTCTGTTGTGTCAGAATTAGAATCATCGTCAGCAACACGCACATCATATTGAACTTGATTGCCGTTATTAAGTTGATGGTTGGGTATAGTGATTGCACCAGTTCCAGAGTTAAACTGACTACTATCTTGTGGATTAAACTGCAATCTTAATGTCGGTGAAGTAAAATTAGCAATCACTGACGGAACTATCAACTGAGGGGCTCTAGTAGCCTGATTCGAACTAGAACCAATAATCAGTGTCTGAAGATTTGGTAAATGGCTAAAGTCCAGAGGCTGAGTCAAAGTGCCTTTTAGCGAATCTTCTATATTCAAATATTTTAGTGTTCTGGGAAGTCTATCGATGTTTGCTTGTATTGACCCATCAAAAGCTGAACCATCAGAGTTTAAATTATTCTCATTAGTATGGTTGACAGAGTTAAATATTGGATTTTTCTTTACACTCAAAGTTTCTAACTTAGGAGCGAACTTATCTAAATTGGGTATGAACTCCAACTGATTACCATCTAGAAAAAGCTGTTTTAGATTATCTAGAGTAACTTCAGGCCAGCCTGGTATACCATGATAGTTCGCATAAATTCTATCAATATTAGCCGGATTATAAAAAATCTTAAGGTCTTGCTCTTCTGCTACAGTATCAGTAACACTTGGATAAAATCTAGTATAACCGCTTGTGCTAGGGGTATAGACAGTTGGGTTTCCGACTTCTTCACCAGAATTTACTGACTGCCTCACAAAGGTGAACGGAACTCTTGATCCATTTGCTAATGTTAAAGGCGGAGTGGTTGCATAAAGAGTTATACTAGGTTGCAACCTGTTTATTGTAATAGTAAATGGAATACCCCTCATGGCAGGAAACTCTACGGGTTCACCATTAATACTAAGCCTTACCTTATTTGTTGCTACTTCAGATGTAAATCTTTTTGCTTGTGGTGCAGTAGTTAATGATAACTCTGTAAGCGCAAGATATTCTCCTTTATTGAGAACATCAGAATTATATGTTATCAATTGATCTGGATTATCTACAGGACCGAATGGCGACCAAGAAGAAACTCTAGATGTAGAAATGTCTGCGCCTTTATTAACCCAATTATTACTACTATCATTAAAATCAACATAGTTATACTTAATAGTACCTGCTATCAACTTGTTGTTAATATCGTAGTTATATACTTGATCAGTATCAACTCTTTTAATTTCGTCTGTTTTCAGTTTTGCTGTAATTGCGGCACTACCTAATTGACCTAATATTCCTTTTTGGTCATCCACAAGACCAGACAAACTGTGAAGTTCATCACGAGTTATCACTTGATTTAGGTTTCTTATTAAGTCTAAATTATCTGCTCTTAATCCAAGATTAGACAATGCGACATCGGGATTACCAATGTCGATCATGTTTTTAGCTACGTTAAGACCTCTAAAGATTGCCATTTATTGTTCCTTGTTTGTCACAGATAGTTGTACAGTTCCCGACAATCCATCCAAAGATGTTGCGGTTATAAACAATGCTCTATTATTTAGAGAACCTCTAGTTATACCTTTTCTATCTCTTCCAAAAATATTATCTAATTGCAAACTTACTGTCTCGTTTTCACCAACATATGTCGAATACAAACAATTACCTGGTCTTAACTCATTTAAAGTAGACTTATCGTATCTAGATGCGGATAGTCTTTCTCCTGCATTAAACGATGATATTATACCATTTTCTGCGGCACTAAATGTATATGTGACATTAACATCATTTTCTTTTCTAGTTTCACTGCCGCTAGTTACAACAGTTATTGGATGATTGTTGTGTGACTCCAATGCAAAATCTGGTGTATGAGTTCTTACAGTACCTTGCTCTAATATTTCTTCAATGACAATTCCATTTATTCTAGCATGATCACCTAAAGCAAACACTGGATATAATGGCTGTGTGTCAAACGAAACTGATTTGATTTTGTTAAATCTTTTATGCGAATATCTTTCTACTCCATCTTCATCAACAGAGTATGCTTGCCAATCATCTTTTAATATCAAATTTTTAGTTTGTATAGTTTTTGGATTAGCAGTTGCTAGTTGACTATGAACTGTAGAATTATATTCGACAAATACAAAATATCCAATGGTTTCGTTTTCAGTATCTGCGATAAAATCTGAAACAAACTTCACTCCAGTGCCACCAAAGTTTCTTCCAAGTTCAGATACATTTGGAGTTATACCCGGTGGTGGGCTAAATGTAATTGGGAAGTTTATTTTAGTTCTTAAAAATCCATCTACTTGTTGAGTAGTAACGCTGATATATGTGTGTTCACTAACAGTAATTTCACATTGAACAGTAGAAACGTCTCCACGATTCGCACCATCAAGTCTATTTTCTGTTCTACTAAGTCTGGGATCAACATTCAATCTGTTACCATAAAGAGGGTCAAATTCTGCACCTTCAAGTTCAGACTTGTGATCAAACGTAACATCAGCATGACAGTATTCTATCGATGGAAACTCATTTATATCATATTCTTCGTATACAGAATCATTAAGGAATTTTAATTCTGGATCGCTATCTGGTCTATCAGCGGTTTCAACTGGTTTATATGGAGTAACACCTATACTAAATTCAGCAAAGTGATCATTTCCACTTTCAATGCCGGGGTCTTTAGCATTTGGATTCAAAAAGTGTATTTTGAATTTATTGGTAGATACTGGAACTTTAGAAGCCACAATTGTTCTATGTCCGCTTAAAAATCCATCGAATACTAAGTTTGGATCATTGACAGAAATTATAGACCCATTTTTAGTTCTAGAGTTAGTGCCTGTACCATTGACAAGTGCATAAGAAGTCTGACCAAAGTTTGATCTACCCCTCTTTTTAATCTGTCCACTTAAATCTCCAATGTAAGTTCCATAAACACCATCTGCAATAAGATGAGAAAGAATCTCACTGTTAGAAAAAGTATGAGTTACATCCATTGAGGTGTTTTGTGTGCTACCAGTAAAAGAGGTAGTGAGATTTAGTTTAACTGCGCCCGTACTACTATAAACTATGCTATCATTATTATCAAGGAAATTTTTAACATAGAATGTTCCAATAACATTTGTGAAGTTAACAGCATCTCCAACCTGAACACCAGTGAATGTATGTTGAAAACTATTATCATCTGTTACTATAACAACTTCAGAAGAGCCGTTTGTTAATGTAACCTTAAACTTATTTTGACCAAGTAGTCTATTTCCGGCTTGACTTGTGAATACAGTACTATTACTGGAATTGCTTAATGGAACAATACCAATTTTAGATGCGGATGAAGCATATTTGAATGTCATTCTTCTAGACTTTGGATGTCTTCCGTTCATGTACAACGATGCCGCATAACCAAAATGATGACCCTGCGCCGAGCCCTTGACTTCTTCAAAATCAATTCTAGTATTTTTGTTTGAAGTCACTGTAACTGTAGATGGATATATCTTCTTAAAGTTTACTCTTGGAACGCCGTCGCCATTAAGTATATACTCTTTCGGCATTATACCTAAAATTGGAGTTCTTGTGGTGAATGACTTACTATCAACAGTTTCTGAAGACAGACTTATTGTGCCTTCATCTCCACCATCTACATATACTGATGAACCATACTTGTAAAGATATATTGGTGATCTTATCTCTTTGGTGTTGCTTGTATGAAGTAGATACTTCATTCTAAAATCTGGATTTTCTAAAACTGGCTCACCAAGAGCATTTTCAATTACGAATGTGTGTAATAGAACCCATCGTGCTTCATCGTGTTTAACAGGAACATACGCATAGAACTTTGCACCAATAGCGCCATACCAAGAGAACTCAACCTTATACATAGTAACATCTTCAAAGGACAGCGTATATCCAGAGTCACCTGCACCCTGAAGGGCATCACCATTAAACTGCTCTCTTATAATTTTTGTTTCAAATAATTGACTGGCATCTTGATTGTTTCTTACTCCCTGAGGAGACATTACGGTTTGTGCAGATTCTGGTATACCTTCTCTCTCAAACCAAGTAGATGGAAGTTGAAGTGTGCTTCTTCTTACAATGCTTAGAGCCTCTCCCCTAAGTTGAAACATATATTCGTCTGTATCGTTTGAGCATCCCCACTCAGCTATAGTAGAAGATGCTGGCGCACCATCTGATGCCATTCTAACACCAAACGTGAATCCACTTACTCGCCCAGGCTGATATCTAAATGTTCTTTTGCTCTGTAAAATTCCATAATAAGTTGTGCTTGAGTTGCCACCGGGTATAGCCTTTGAGTCACGAATCATATCTTGAATAAGATCGTATTCTCTAAACCCCTTATATCCTCTAGTTGATATTCTGTTTTGTCTGTCCTGACCCTCTAGATTGATTATGTCCTGACGTGCTACATCAGGATATATGTCTGTGCCTGCTCTTACCTTGTCATACCAAGCAGTAAACCTCTCAATTGCATCATACGAGTCTTGCTCTTTACCAAGATAATCAACATCAAAAAAGTCGCCAGAATTTGTAAAAATAAGTTGTGTTGAGTTTTTACTAAATGAATACTGAGAGTTCTCAATAGTTCCAAAAAGACTTCCACTTGAATTGACAAGTTGTGCGAATCTAGGCGCTATGAAGTTTGCCTCAGCGAAATCAATTTTCCCATCAGAATACCAAAAATCATACAGGTATCTACCCAAAGCAATGAAGTTCATGTACTCTGTAAATCTGGTGGTAGGTTGAGTTAACTTTCTATATCTTGTTCCATATGGAAAGGTGTATTGACTAGGGAAAGCCTTTAGATAAAGTGCTTGCTCATCAGATCCCTCATAAAATGTTATATTTGATCGTCTTCCATGAACAGGATGCTCTTTTTGATACCACTCTTCAGGGTCATTATTATGCCCTTGACGTATATCTGATGCATCCCAATTATCAACATCAAGACCGTATGTCGCAACATCAGAGAAAAGACTTAGCTGTTCTTCAGCACGAGGAACACCAAGAAGCGAACTACTTACTTCAGAAGTTTCTTTAAACTGCTCTTCAACCTTGATAGGCCCACCGCCATCAGGTTCATTCTTATTATTGACTTGAATAGATAGAGCGTTTTCAGATATTGTTCGACTAGTTAGAGCCGCAGATTCTTCAGTTACAAGTGGGTTGCCCGCATCATCAAATAGTAAAGTACCTTCGATATCTACTAGCTGTTGAAATTGTTTTGTAACTGGAGCAGGTACTTTATCAAAACCAAGTTTGATCTTTTTACCTAATGAATTGGCAACAGATGACACGTTAACCAAAGTCACTGAAGCCATACCAACTAGTGCTGAAGCAGTTCCAACACCAGTTAGTCTAAATGAATCCACGCTAATAATATCAGCTTGCGCTAGAGTATAGTTACCCTCAACCAAAGTTGCAGACGAGTCTGTAACTCTAACTTTGTCGCCAACCCGTAAATTATGCCCAGGTGCGGATACTACATCTCCAGTGATTCCTGTTGAGTAAATCTCTGCGTAAACTGTTCTTTGTGCCATAAACTACTGCTCTTCCCATGTTACACCTAAACTGATATCGTTAGTAGTTGTGCTTGCTGTGTCACGGTCAACTGCAAGATACAAGCTGTCGGTAATATCTGTCAAGGGGAATGATAGATATTCTTTGTTATAATCAAAATATGGGCTCAAGTCAAATTGCTCTGTTCCGCTTTGTAGATATGTAGTTGCAACATTAATTCCAGTGTCTGGAATAGGCACAACAACATCAGTAGCAATCAATACAGAACTTAACCCCTCTTTCTCAATAGTTGTTTTACTACTTGCTGTATATCCACCAGAAACTTCAGCACCAGTTGCTAAGAATTTCTTATCAGGTAGGAATGAACCACCATTGAAGAGTGTTAATGAGCCTTCATAGCTTTCAAGTTGTTCGAAGTAATAACTATCGTTCTCTCTATATAGTCTTCCGAAAACAGTTACCCCCGCAGTTCCAATTCTTCCTCTAAACCAACCATAGCTACTTTCTCCATTAGGAAGATAGGTCGTATTTGCTGACGGCAAAGGTGCGCTTGCGCTAGTAACAGGGTAATCAGCGTTTAGCGTAAACGTACCATTCGGAGAAGTACTCGTCTGGAATATAGGAGTCTTCTTAAATCTAAGTCTGACAGTACCTGTGTTTATATTCGCTGTTGACATCTTAGTTGGATATACCTGAACTCTGTTACGAACAAGGTTACCATCTCTTGTGCTACGAATTACTTTCTTGGTTTCGACACCGTACACAGTTTCTGCTCTATCTGGTAGTAATTTCAATGAACTATTGCTTGCTGTATTGAGTGTAGATGACAAGTATACTTTGTTATTAGCATTGTCAGCCCAAACAACTTTCACATTTTGGTCAAGTGCGTTTCCTGTATCTACTACAGCACCCATAAAGAACTCAGCATCGATAGTATTGTTTATATGTAAGAACGGTGTATTAGACCCTTCACTAGCAATATCTCCTGCGTTAGTAGTATTGTTAGTGCTTGTGCCACCACTACTAAACACATCAAACTGCTTACCACGACAAGTTACGGGGTTATCGTTGTTATGACTATATAGACGAACAGTACCACGGTCACCACCATCGATATAGTAAGAAGCACCATACTTAACAATGTGATGCGAACTACTTTCATAACCTTTGTCGTAACCTTGTCCATCATTTGCAGTATCTTCGCTGTCACCTAGAGATACTGAGTCACCACCACCATAAGTTGTGTATGTGATCGGTAGTGTTGCGTTACCAAGAGATGCAACCTTCAACTGATTCGATGCTCTTAGGTGATGTACTCGTACCCATCTTGCTTCACCGTTACCGACTGGAACATATGCTAAGAACAATGCACCAACAGCACCATACCACGAGAACTCAATTTTAAGCATCGTTACTTTCGTAAAGTCATAGTTGTAAAGACTGTCTTGTTTTACTTTAACGCCTTCTACTTCACTGTAAATCTGCCCAGGTCTAGCAACAGTTCCATCTAAAGGAGATGTCGCTAAGTCACTATAGACTCTGTTTCTGCTTAGATTATCAGCCGCATATGAAGTTCTTGCTGTCGCAATTCCAGATATACCATCAAGAGCATCATGACTGAATCGTGAGCGAGGCACACGATACTCGTAAACACCCCAGTACTCTGGCTTAACATTGTTCTTAATCCAGTTTACATACTCTGGGAAGAAGTTTACATTGTCGATTTGTGATCTAATTGTGTTTATATTAGCGCCAGCCTGTCCATTTGGATCAAGTGCCGTGTTAACAAACCCTATATAAGCTGTTCCTAAACCACCCTCTGCCTTAAGATCATCGCCAAATGCGTACATATATGGGAACATAGCACCCTTAGGAGTTGCTCCAGTACCACCACCATTCGCCGCATTAATATATCTGAACACTCTATGGCTAGTGTGAGTAGTCGGATCATTCGCTTGGCTGTTTAGCGTATCTGGAGTTACATCAATCTCAGACAACAAAGCATTTTCTGATCCTGAGCTGTTTTGTCTAAGAATATCATAGTCCAGTGGGAAAACAAACGGGCATACAGTTTCAAAATAAAGTGTTCCAATTCCTGTATTGATATTTGTTGTTCCATTGACATAATTACCACTCGCATCTACAGCAGTAACAACCATTCGACCTTCATCAGCTTTTGTTGCTGTGAAGATATTTCCTTTAGGGCCTATAACTCTCTTAACTTTAAGAATCTCACCCTTCATCACTTTAACCTGAGTGTCAGCACCTACTGCCGGCTGTATATCCAGATGCGTAGCTGTACCACTCCATGTAATTCTAACGTGTTGACCAAATGTTACATTGCCTTTGGTTATTTTGAACTGGGTGGGAACTTTACTTGCTGTTGTTCCACTTTGAGTACCATTAGCGTGTAAGACTGTTTTAATTTTTTCTGCGTCTTTAAGTAGTGATGGATCATATATACCACCATGAGTATGCAACAGTCCATCACGAAGAACAACTAAGTTACCTGGGAATGGTCTATCACCAACAGTAATAGACTTAACGTCTTCTTTACCGAAGTTAGCAATAACTCTTGATGCTAATGCATTGAGTGCTGTTATTTCTGCACTAATATCTTCAGCCAGGATATTATCAATAACTGTAAGGTCTTTGTCCAAAACATCTTTTAGATTAGTATGACGATCGGGCTCACTTAATGTTCCATCTGCTTCTTTTTGCGAGTACACAGAAAGACCTGTGCCTCTTGTAAACATATTCATATTGTATGTGGTTTCTGCATCACCACCACCAATAATATCATTCTGATAACCATCAAGAACATAACCAACGTCACGTTGACACTTATCTCTTAATAGTTCTTGAATTTGTGTTGCTGTCAAATCTCTGAATGGAGTTAATGCTGTCTGACCCTGGCTAGTAGTCTGTGTTGCATCAGCGCCATCTAGCTTTCCACTAGGACCGTAATTAGGAGCAGTATATGTGATCGCTTCGGCAACAGTGCCAGGATTTGCACCTGATGGTGCTGTGGCTGTAGCAGTAAATACTCTACCAGTAAAGTATGTACCTGAATCATCTGCATCTAGATCATCCCAGTTAACATCGCTAGAGTCATTAATAATTACATACTTTCTACCTGCAACCAGAGCAGGTTCGCCAGCACCAACAGTTCTCTCTGCTTTCTTAGCAGTAACATAATATGACCAGAAGTTTTTCTTAGCCGCAAAAATTGTGTCTAATTTATCTGCTCTTGTACCATAATCCACATCTGCATTAGCAAGAGATGGTACAGTAAATGTGTTAGTGTAACCTGTGTTCTGTGCATCACCAAATGCTGTAGCAACAATTGTCTGTAGAGCCTTAAGTCTAGTTTCGGCTGCCGCTGATAGTGCTGTTCCAAAGACACCCGCAGAGTTTGCGTCAATCGTAGCCAATAGTTGTGCATGAATTGGTGCTTCGAATAAAGAAATTTGTGGGAATACACCTACACCTATTCTTGGGCTTGAGTTCCAAGCAGTGTTAGCATTACCACCTGTAGCAGGTAGAGCAAAGTTTGTAGTGTTCCATATTGTATGAGCAGTACCGCCATACTCTAAATCAAGTAGGAACATATCTATCCAATAATCTAAATCTCGCTTACACTTTTCTTTTAGTTGTTCGCCTGTAATTATAGCGGAACTACCTTCCCAACCAACAGCCTTTGTAAACATAGTAGCAAAGTTATTATAGAAATTACTGGCACCGAGGTCTGTGCTAGACACGGCAACAGTTGTGCCGTCATAGTATCTTCGAACATTTGTAGAAGAAGGTTGTGAGTAAGCGGCTTCTACAGCATTTAGTACTGTATCGATAAGATTATATCTTGCATCTTGAAGAATTTTTCTATCAGACACAAAACTTCCGGCTGATTCAGTTCCCTCTTCTTCACCCATACCAACAATTCTATAGTCGTCAAGTTGTGTAGTGTCTAGAAGTGTTCCGCCTGGGGCTTCGCCTCTTAATGGAGTACCACTTGCACCACCAATCCCATATAGACTAGTAGGGCCATAGTTTAGAGATTGAGTTCTACGAACAGCAGAGAAATTATCTCCCTTACCATTGTTTCTGCTTTCCCAATAGTAACCATCATACTTGTCGTAAATACCAAACTTACGAATAGGTGGATTCTGAGAAAAATCGACTAGACTTAATGTGCTTTTAACACCAAAAGTAGCCGCAGATACACGACCTGGTTGATATCTGAAGAAACGCTTAGATGTTAATACTGCTGTTTTGTTTCGTGATGCTTCTACAAGGGCGCCCGCTTCAGTAGGAAGATGCTTAATACCAATCGCTTGCTTTTCGATACCGCCGGCAACGTGATATTCTGGCTTCATTGACCATTCTGATGGGTTAACATCATAAGTGTTCACATCAGCAAAGATACCAAGAGCAATCTCTGCTCTAGGAATACCTAGAAGCGATAACGCAACTTCAGACTGTACTTTGTTTTGCTCAACAACTGGAATAGAAGTTTGGTCTGTAGCCATTACTACAGGTATAGACTTATCTGCCGTCTGAGGACCTGGAGTAACTGGAGTCGTTCGACCTACGTTAACTACACTTGAGTTTTGATTTGTATTTGTTATACTTGACATTTATAATCCCTATTTTAAAAGCCCTTGTGCCATCACAAAGTCGTCTACTATATTTATTGTACCTGCGCCATCGCCTGCTACATGAGCGCCAGCCGATTGTCCTGAAGGCGCACTACCACCATAGTATCTAATAATTAATTGATGATTATCACCAGAAACTGTTTTACCGATGACGAATCCATTAAATCGTGTTGCAGATGATCCAGTTGAATCATAGTAACCTGTTGGGAAAACAAGATTTGTCTTACCATGCACCATTACCTGATCACCAATATTAACATACTTCAGATTCGAAACTTCAACTGTGTAATCTATATAATGCTTATTTGCATTCGCTGTATCTACAGCACTCGTTCTATAAACATTAAGACCTAGATTGTCTAGACCACTAGCATTCAATTGTGCGGCAGTACCCCAAGCACCCCCTGTCGCAATATCGCCTGCTTTTACATCTGTTCTAAAGTTTGCTGACCAACCTATACCATAATGCTTAGTGCCCGCAGGGTGTAAAGAGTTGCCTAACTGAGTCGTGTATATATTCTTGAATGTTGAATATGAATATGCACCACCAGTACTAATTAGTTGCTGAAGAGTTCCACTAGCATCCGCATTGGCGATTTCAAATCCAAACTGACCATCAGCAGGCAACAAATCTCCAGTACCCTGTCTATTTGCCGTTCTTCTTGCTAGTATAATAGGACCTCTATGCCCAGAGTTTTCATAGCCTGGGAACTCATTGGCAGTTACTCTACCACCACTTGCAGAATAAGAGGGCATAGTAGTTCCATTCCAAGTGAACACAGCACCTGTCATATTTATAACCGCACCCAAAGCAGTCCAATCAGTATTACCGACATGAGTAATCATATATGGAGTGTTTATTTTCAAGTAAGAATCAGCATCAGCCGCACCACCAGTGGTTGTTGCAGTCATGGTGGTATTGTTAATATCTTTAACGCCAGGCCCTACTTCGTTACCATATATAGAGAAGTTGTTATCACCATCAACTGCCAATAGATTAGTTCTAAATACGACTTTTGAATTAGTTCCAATAGAGTCTTGCGTTAAGTCATATGTTACACCATTTTCCTGATAAACAAAATCATCACTAAGGAAAGGCTCACCAGTGCCTACAGCTTGCAACGATGCTCTTGATATATTGATAGAGTCAAACTCACTATTCAATACATCTGGAGTCGATAAGAATTCATTAGCAGGTCCCATTAGTACATTCGGGCTAGTTACTAAGAATGTAGAGCCATATATGTTTAGACCCGCACCAACATTTTTAATTACGTTGTTTGCAATAACACCTTCTGCTGTTACAGTAGCATCTATAGACTCAGTAAAGTTTTGAATAACATTACCAGTTACTACAGTGTTGATTCCAGAGTCAATAGTCAGTGGAGTAATATCATATCTATCTGTCAAACCACCATTAGATATCTCAGAGAGATTCATTTTAAATCTTAGTGGTATGCTAGAATAAACGCCATCACCAATAACATTTTGAATTTTACACTTGTTAAGTGTGATGTCGGTTGTCTGAACACCAAAATCCAAGAATCTATTTCCGTCAGTATCTGCAAGCAAGAATTGATTGATAGCATTACCATCAAAGTCTACACCATCCAGTGTAATTGTTGTTGATCCAGTAATACCTGGCGATTTTAGAATCTGTGTGCTTGCGCTACCATCTGCACTAGGAAATGTGTAAGAAGCCCAAGGTAACTTTCTAATTTTAGTAAGACCCGCAACACCAGTTAAACCAAAATCATTTGGAATATTAATGGTAACTACATTGTATGTCTTAGCATTAAGGCTCAGACTCTTGATTCCTATAGCAGGATCAATTTTACTCAATATAGAGTTATTGATTGTTGTTGTGTCGTTATGAGCCAAAGAACAAGCACGACCAAGTATACCACTTGCGTGATTGACTGTTGCTGATTCAGTAAATGTAACTATGAAAGAACCATCTCCCAGACCACTTGGGCTAGAAGATTCTACAGTCAAGTCACACCAACCTTCTAAAACTTCGTTGTGACCGCCGGCTGTTGCATCTGGAGATTCAGCAATAATAGCAGGGAAATGAATAACAGAAGATGGATAAGAGTTATCTTCCGAACTTTTACCTGACCAATCTACATAATCAAAAGTATGATAATCTTTCCAGTTGTTATTACCATCTGCCAAATCTTTAGGGCCTAGAACAGCAATAAGTTTCATTGATGTTCCTGTGTCACCAACTTTGCGATATACTAAAACACCATCAGTAGAGTTGAGATTGGTCAAAGCGAGATTTATGTAGTAGTCGCTATTAAATGTATTCAAAAAGTCTGTGCTATTAGTGCCGCCAGCCAAAGAAATAACTTGAGACTGGACACCTGATCTAGGACCTACTCTACCAGTTTTGGTATCAAACTTAGCAACTCTATAATGCATATTGAGAGTATTACCAGAATTGTTCGCACTACCATCGGTGTTAAATGTATTTGCAGTAACTGTCAATCCCGCCGTACCCATAGTAACTGGAGTACCAGAAGTACCACCATAAACTCGAACAACTTGACCTACAGCAAAGTCATTTGCGCTAACTCCACTTTGATTAATCAGAACTTCCCTAGATGTTTGGTTACTTGCATCAGCTCCTGTAGCATTTTGCCATGCTCCATTTACGCCTTGTAAGCTATCTTTTGAGTTACCGCTATCAAAAGTATCACTAAAACTCTGGAATAAAGTTGGAAATTGTTCGTTAATTTTTGCTACAACATTAGCATCATTGAAATACTTGTTTGAACCTTCTTGAATGTGATCTGTAGTGACTCTTTGTACTAGTGCGCCAGTAGTACCTACAGTGTTTCTTACTTCAAGACTAAGAGTATCGTCAGCATTCTCAATAAGGCCCGCAAAACTCATACCATTTTTTAGCTGAGTGTTGTCTGTTGCAATGGTTGGTTTATTTAGTGTGTTATTCCAATCTAAAAGGTAAGAAGCATTTCGGTAAGCACCAATTCCAGTCTGATCAATATAAAACAATGCGCTTGCATTTAATAGATTATCAGAAGTACCAGTACCGTTAAGACTGCTCTTTAAATTATTCAACCCACCAGTGATTTCATCTGTCGAATAGACATAATTGCTTATGTCTTGAGCAGTTATCTTTCTACTGTTAAGTTGTTCGCCCGCAGTATCAACTATCGCAAATATGTCAGTATCCGATAATGAACCTACGCTTAAATCTGTAAACTTCTTTGCCATTTAATTTATTCCTAGTATTAATACTAATATTTATTAAGCTGTTCTTTTCCACATATACACAGCAACATAAGGTTGTGTTATGTTAAATGAGTTATTACCGCCTGTGTTCTTAGTGTTTTCTTCATTGCTGTGTTTTTGTTTTCCATCGCTGCCTTGAACAACACTCCTAACTGCATTACCATCACTTTTACTATAGCTACGACCTGTTCTTGTTGTATGAACATGGCTATGTGATGGTATCTGAGCAGTTGTCAACTTATGTGTGTACGCACCACCAGTTTGTCCATTAGAAAAACCACCACCGACACCTATAAGACATCTACCTGCACCAAATGCTTCCCAAGTTCCACCGAATTGTGTACTAGGATTACCATTTGTAGTCGATATGAATATTGATCCAACGGGGTGTATGTCATCTATGGAAATTAGACTACCAACAAAGTCATCCATATCAGTGATATTAGCAACAGTGGTTTTAACAACACCATCTTTAACTGTAATGTTAGAATTAACATCTCCAGTACCATCGACTGACCACGAACCTTCTAAGTCAGAACCTGCAGTGAATCCAAGAGTTCTAGCGGTTGTCCACTTGGCTGCCTTTGAGGCAGATGATGCATTACCAGTCACATCACCAACTACACTACCATAAAACGCTCCACAAGATAAACGATCTAGATTTGGATTATATCTTAATGCGTCATTATGTCTTAGTGCCTTGTTACCATCCGCATCAACATCTGCAAAGAAAGGTATTCTCTGTATTTCGTTAGTATTGTCTTCTGTGACATAAACTTGTGATGCACTACCTGCATTACCACTAACAGTACCAGTTACATTACCAGTCACATTACCAGTTAGAGGACCCGAAAACCCTGTGGCAGTAATAGTTGTGCCTGTTACTGCCGCAGGTGTAGTACCACCCACAATACCATCAAGATTACCAGTTACGTTACCAGTCACATTACCAGTAAATCCACTAGACGCAGATACCGTTGTGCCTGTTACTGCTCCAGTATGTGTACCACTCGTGTTACCAGTCACATTACCAGTAAATCCACTAGACGCAGATACCGTTGTTCCTGTTACTGCTCCAGTTACGTTACCAGTTACGTTACCAGTCACATTACCAGTTACGTTACCAGTTACGTTACCAGTAAATGAGGCATCAGTTCCAGTACCACTATCTAAAACTGTTGTTCCGTTAGTTGCTTTTATGTCACCCTGAAATGTTGCATTATCTCCATTAGTACCACTATCTAAAACTGTTGTTCCGTTAGTTGCTTTAACATCACCAGTTACGTTACCAGTTACATTACCAGTTACGTTACCAGTAAGACCGCCTGTAGCCGAAAGAGTAGTAAATGCACCAGTAGTCTGTGAGTTAGCACCAATCGTAACACCACTAATATCAGCGCCCAATAAAGAGTTGCTAATAGTGAAGTTATCACTCGCTCCGGCAGGAGTCGTAATTGTACCATTATCATTAAATTTAAAACTTCTGGTGCTTGTACCTATAATCAGTTCGCTATGATCGACATCTGTTTTTATGTGCCAAGTGTTAGTCGATGTGCCTTTCTGATACTGTAAAGCACTGACTGCATCACCTGAACCAATTTGATTCAATGTCAAGTCACCAAGTATTGACACATCTTCTTCTACAGTTAAGAATGAAGTACCTTCAGCCGCTAATATTTTATCTGCTTTGAGATGATGACCGGTAGCTAACTCAACATTTCCATCAAGAATAATATTGCCGGCATTTTCATTACCTACTGTTGTACCCATAGTTACTGTTGTTTGAAAAACAGTAGCCATTTCGTTTGTCAGGTCTTTCCATTGCTCAAAAGTAGATGTATTATTTACTTTGTTGGAATTTATACTTGTCTTTGTATTACTCATTTACTCATCTCTTTGATAGTGTTTTGAATTAGAACCATAGCAGATTCTAGCTTCTGTATTCTTGCTTCTAATCCTTTGATATATTTATCTTGATTTCTCTTCACAACAGCTTTTTTATACTCAGCAACATCAGAATTTACAATACCCGAACCACTTTCTGACCTGATAAATGTATGCTGTTTCATATTAAGTTACCGCCAAAGCCTTGAAGTCATATATCATAGGCGCCAAGTTAATATCTGGTGTTATATTCTTCAGTGCAGGTGTATCTAACTCACTAGTTGAAGCATGACGCAAAACTAATCTTATCTGGAAAGTCGTAAAGTCATTTGTATGAACTGCTTCGTCAAGATCATATTGATACTCACGATAATCGTAAACATTACTCGTGTTCGAGTATAGGTCTGGATTAGCATTGGTTAACTTCTTCCAATCAGTTGATGTGGATGCCGATGTTGTATTGGTCGCTTTTTTGTCAGCTTCCGCATTGTTAGGATACACAAATCTTCCATACACATCTACAAATGTTCCTACTGGTCTATAAGCATTAATCAAAACTCTTAGTCCCTTAGCAGGCAGTTTATCATTTAGAATAACTTCTTTAGAAATCCAGTTAGAAGTCGTAGCTTCACTACTAGACACATTATACTGATAAACATTTAACTCAGCCATGTCTGTGTCTAGAACAGGAGTAACAGTAGATATTGAACTGTCTAGAGAAACTTTAATTCTAAAGTCATCTTTAGTATCAGAGTCTGCAATCTGCTTACTCTTACTCTTAATCACTCTTAAATTATTTGGAGTGTAAACATTAGCATTAGATGATATTGGCTTATCGAGAACACTTTCACCACCAACCACTTTATTCAACTCTAAAGTAGATGAAGTGTTTGTGCTATTATCAACTTGAATCTGTGGTTGGAAGTAAGAAACCTTTTCCGAATCCACTGTAGTTATCTTAGCAGAAGCACCAGAACTAACACCATTAATAACTTGATCATTTGGTCTTGCTGTGCCATTGAATCCAGTAATCGTTGCTTGAGTTGCAACAAACTGTACACCAAAAGCAGGAGTTACAGTATTTGGTACACCTGCTGATCTCCATGCATTTGTTATTTCAGATTCTGTTCCTTGATTACCAACAGTTACAATAGTGTATGTATTACCTGAAATCAACTGCCCCGCACCAAAACCAATAGTAACAGGTGGATTGCTATCCAAGTAGTTACCTGATCTAGCTGAACTTCCAGTTAAATGTAGCTTAGAAAACTCTCTAGGATTGTAATAAGAGACAACTCCGGCAACACATCTTTTAACTGTAACACTTGCGCCAAAGTCAGCAGTCGAATAAACAGTATATGGGTCTTCTAAAGTAAACACAGTATTAGTACCGTCTGTTCTGTTACTTAGAATTTTAGTCACAACTTGTTTACTTGCTAAGTTGATATTATCACTTTGTATCAGAACAAAGTCTCCATCATTAAAGTCATAAGCAGAAGTACCAAGCTGTGAAGTTAAAATACTTATTTCATTTGGATTAGCAGAATCAGCACCACCAACAGTCATAGCAAAAGAACGATCATCTGTAAGAGTATACGCCAACTCACCATCTTGGAAATGAACTACTTTAGTAGTATCTACTTCTGGAGTGGTTTGCGTACCATTCTCTCTAATCGTCAAGAACTCAACATTATTTGGAACTAGTTCTACTGATCCAGTGCTTTCGAAGTCGTGTCTATTAATAGTAAACTTAAGGTCCTCATCTTGATAAGAACGCCATGCGCTATCGTTAGTAGATGTAAACAATGCACCATCACCCCAGTCATTTGTCACTGAAACAGATTTAGCAGTTGCACCTTCTGACAAACTAGTCTCACCCACTTTACAAGTATAGATTAGATACTCTGGTGAATTTCCATCTGGTATTACGACAAATGCGTATTCAGTATCAGTCTTCAGTTTTACTGGATTATCAAACTTAAAGTTAGTTGGGCTTGTTCCATTATCAGAAACTAATATCTGATCAGTAGAAGGGTTTAAGTTTTTCTCAGCAAAAGGAAGTACATTTTTAGATGGATATCCGTTTTGACTTTCTCTAATTTGCATAGTTACGCCAGTTGTAGCCGCGGCACGTTTAAAGAATACATCAATATCACTTATATAAACATAGTCTGCACCCTTAGATGCGGCAGATTTAACTCTAAATGTCTGAGCAATCGGATCTTTAGCAAATTGTTGGAATCTTCTTTCAACTATACTTGTTTCGGTGTCGAAGTCAAGAGTTCTGGTTGTTGTATTAACTTCAGTCTTGTTAACAGCAAAGTTATAACCTCTAAATGTGCTTCTTCCATAAGAAGTTGACCCAGACTCAATTGATCCATACTGATCAACATCAGCAATCTCTAAAACATTTTCACCAACAAAGAAAGATTCAGAAGGCATATGGAAGTATGCGGCTAAACGACCTTGAGCGTCAGTTCTAACTGCATTACCTTTATTGTTTGCGTGACCACTACGAACATCAATTGCTCTCATACTATCACCAACAGCACCTGGAGATACATGAGAATTAACATCTTTCTCATCGAACCAGAAGTAGTGTCTAGTATTTGGTCTTAAACCACTCACAAGAACTCTAATTATTTGCGCTTTTAAGTAAGGCTTCATATTGACATCTGTGACAAAGTTACCAACAGCCTGAGAAAGCGTATTCTCTTTTGATGTCAAAGAAGTCACTTCAGTGGTTTCAAGCATATTCAAAGTATACCAACGATTTGCAAGCGACCAACTTTCTAGTTCAGTTGTCGGCTCACTTTCTCTTGTAAGTGGTAAAAATTCTTGTATGTTTTCTACCAAATCCATCATCTGAGAGGCAAAGTCTATTTCTATATCGACCTTAGGGTTTTGAATAACATCATAACCACTAACAAATTTTGGATAGATACCAACATTACCTTTATAGTTGTAGTAACTAGATACACAGTTTCTGAAGTTTGTTGCAAATGGTTGATTTACAAAAGATACTTGACCACTCTGTTCTATTGTAGTGACTTCATCAAACTTATTCAGAGTCAAAGTATCAGACACATTAGTAGCAGTATCAACTTTCAGATCAATTGGGAACTGTTTAACCGAAGGCATTGTAACAGTTTTAGTCTTGTTAATAGAAGCACTGAATTGAGCATCATTCAAGTCTGCGCCTCTTAAAGTTTCAAAATTATCTACTAAGATACCATTCTTAAATCTATCAGTTCCATCTGCTCCAGTGACTATGAGATTTTTGGCATTCATTTCTGACATAGTTAGCGCAACGGCTTCAGTCAGAACATCAATCTTCATCTCTAAGTTTTCAATATCTTTCATCGTATAATTTTTAGTCTTCATACTCTTAATAGAGATTGAATCATTTCCTTGAACAGAAATTGTATTGCCCGGATTGATGATTTCAGCAATTTCGTATTGTCTTTCTATTTTTGGTTTTACTGGTGCCTCAGCTTCGTCACCCTTAACCAATTTAATAGCACCATACTCATCCAAAACAACACTGTCTATTCTATTCAGATAATACTCTTGAGTGCTGTTGATTGTAGAGTTATTCGCAAACTGAGCATAACTTAATATACGAGTAATCTCCGTTGAAACTGGTAAAGCATTATTTGGGCTAGTGTTAACAGTAACTTTCTTTTTAGCATACGGTCTTAGATCGTAGCAGTTGAATAAGTTATAAACAGAAAAGTCTTTTGCGGCATACTGAGGAACTAAGTGCTTGTTGGGCACATTAGTATAACTGTCAGCAGTCAGGTAACCATTAACATTCGTTCTTTCTAGATATCTTATCTCAACAATCAAGCTGTTAGATGATGGAATACTTGCACCAGACTTTAGCTGTATGTAAGACAGGTCATAGAACGCATCTTTTTGATTGGTTCTTAGTTTAAACTTAGATGACACATCAACAAGAGAGTCTGTCGTAGACAACGGATCTGTGTCCATTAAAACTCTAACAACTTGTATTACATTTGGAACACCCAAAGTAGCAATACGAGAAGTTGGATCATAAGTAGTTTTAATATATCCAGTTAACTCTTCTAAAGTATCTTCAGTTGTGTTAGACTTTACTCTATTATAATATAGGTGTTCAATAGTTGCAGTTGCGCCTAAAGAACTAAATGTAACAGTAATGCCATCGCTTTCACCGCTACTATCAGTGTCAGCAAGTTGAACAACACCACTAGGTGAGTATATATCTCCACTAGAAATAGCGACAATATCATCAGACCTTATTGGAACACCATCAGCAGAGGCGGCAACTGTAGTTGAGTTAGAAGAAAGAGTTATATTGTCAACTCTAACTCTTTCTACTAAATTTGTATTTGAAATTGACTTAACGCTACCCTTACCAGTATCAAATACCATACAACCAGAAGAAATATTCTGTTGACCAGTAGGTTGACTGTTAGAATCAAGTTTTAGTGTCACTCGATCATTGCCTGCAGTATAGCCTTGTAGACCTAGATGAGTAGGTGCTGTTGCTTCTTGACCTGCGTTCTTTTCTACATTGAAAACAAATATCTTACCTGCTGATATGTTTCTAACACAACAAGTACCAATTGTTGTTGTATTATTTAAAAGTACATATCTATTAAGTAGATTTGTTCCTGAATCACCATCAAGTTTGAAGTCAATCAGTTGTTGAGCGTTTGCTCCATTAAACTCATAATGCTGATCATAACTAACACTAGTTACTTGATTTGCTTTTGTTTGCGTTGAAGTAACTTTGTCAAGAGTAATTTTGTTAGCAGAAACATTTCTAACTTCTTTACCGAAGACGTATGCTTTACCCGGCGAGATAGAAACTTGAGCAACAGTTTCTTGTGCGCCTAAACTATTGGTAATCGATACTGGCGACTCAAGAGTTGCTTCTAAACCATCAACAACATAGTTTCCAGATTCTTCGTAAGTTCTTTTTGATAACTCTTCTCCCAATAGGCTATATTGAGTATAGTCACGAAGTCTAATTTGCTTACCATCTTTATATCTGATTAGAGAGAAAAACTCACTTGGCTCACTTGTAGCCGGAAACGAAACTAGTTTTGGAACTAACTGAAGTCTGTCTGCACCCGGTGCATTGTAGTTATTATAGCCAGCCGCATTATCCAAAAGACTTGAATCTTGATTAGAGTTAACAATATTTTCTTCAGTGGTGAAACCAACAGATACTGGATTTATAATCGAAGAGTTAACTGGGTCTTGCCCAGGAATATTACTGTATCTAGTAACAACTGTGAATTGTCTATCGACAAACAAGAAGTGACCTTTCTGATAGATAACACCTGGCTCACAAGACACACCAAACGCTCTACCGACATGACCCGCATCTTCGTGCGCTGTAAATGTTATTGGGCTTCCATCTGAGGTTACTGCATTTTCGTTGCTATCTAAAAGAGAAAGAGTTTCGTTTGCACCGAATTGTTTTACATCAGAAGTTCCTGAAGCATCTTGACTTGTGTTTAGATAGTTAATGTAAAAGGTTTTTAGATTTGGAGCAGAAGTCTCAAATCCAGTAAGACCCTTAATGATCTCTGCTTTTAGACCAGAAGTACCTTGAAGTATGAATCTAGTCGATGAGCCATCGCTTGCGAAAACTTCATCGTATATTGTGGGATTAGTAAAACCAACTTGATCTTTTAGCTTAACATAAAATAAATCGTCACGAGCAGTTAAGTTAACACCGCTAATGATAGTACCTTCTTTATATACATTAGACCCAAACCGTTCTACTTGCTTTTGTAGAATAGTTTGAAGCTGAGTCAGTTCTCTTGCCTGTACTGCTTTTGATGGTTGAAACAAAACACGATTAAACTGTTTCGTCTCATCGAAATCATCGTAGTACGGATCTACATTTAAGTCTTTGTTGATACCCATTTGTTATTCTCTTTCCCTTAAAAATCAAACGTGAACTTTATTTTTTCTGTTTTTTCTGCTTCTCTGGTAATAGGAGCGAAATCTATGAAATGTAAAAGATCACCGCTATATACTTCGTACTCACCGTAATTAATTGTATGTGCTGTTTCATTATTTATACTGATCGTTGACGACTCCTTTTCCTTAATATAAAATATACCTTTCTGGAATTTATGTTGAAAGTTTCCATAGTAGTCAACTAATGAGATTTTTGTATTACCATCTGTGTTCGCAGGTGTCGTTACTAGGTGTACATTATTTACATGAGAATGAACCTGATGAACTCTAGCAGATATCACTTCTATATTATAGTCATAATCTGCATCGTTTACATCTACTTTATCTACAACATAAGCAACCTGAGCAATTTTACTTCCATCAAGATTTGCTATATTAGAATTTAAAGTAAACACTGTACCAATGTTCGAATCAGCCGCACCTATATTAGTAAAATCTTGCGTTGACATATTTCCACTGTCAACTATTGTATAGCTTTGCCCCTGAACTGCAAGCCTTAAGTCAATTGTTTTTATGTACTGTTCAATGTAGTTGTCAGCAGATATCTTGGCTGTTGCGTCTCCTTGAACTAGAATATTAAGCCTATTATCAATTCTATGATTTGCTAGGTTGTTAGTTGGAATAGTAGAAGAACCACTAGCATCAGATATTAGTGGATTTTTAACCAAACCAACTACTGTGTATGTGTTTGCCTTTGGTGTCTCTATATTTTGTCCACTGAAGTTTGTAACAACCGACAGTCTACTCATAGCAAGTTCTGAAATAGGATCAGAGCCATGTCCACCTTTTGGCGAAACAACTGCTCTGAGAATGGTTTGCTGACCACTAGCTAAAACAGAACTTTTCAACAATGGTGGATACACGACTTGTGCTGTAGCTGTTTTATAATTTTCTCCTCTAGACTCAAACGCAATCTGTTTTAGAGTTCCGTTTTGATCAAGAACACCATAAGCCTTACAGGTGAAAGATAGTTTTGGCGTAACACTTGTGTTAAATCCAAGTGTACTGTTACTCACTAATATCTTGATAACCAACTGACACTGAATTGCGCCATTTGAATCGGGAGTAAATGAATCAGTCGTGTCACCTGTTCTTACAGTTAATTTTAGATTATTTTGAATTGTTTCAGAAGCAATCACATCATACAGTTTACCAGAAGTGTTATGCCTCAAGTACATATTTCGATATGCATTTGGTTGAACATACAAACCTCTTCCAGTTAGTGCTGTTGTGCTTACAGTAATCTCTCTAACGCCAGATGTAGAAGTTGCTTTTGACTGAATTGTTTGTACGCTTGACGAGTCTGCTTGCGATGTAGCGGCGCCGAATAAATACTGGTTAAATTGTCCGATTGGTGTTGATTCAATTTCAATTCTAGATATGTCTTCTTTTGCATTTGTTACAACATCAGGATCACCATAACCACCACCATTTTCAGTAAACAATGGCAGAGGTAGACTATTTGCAGTTCTGTAAAGTTGAGCATCTGCACCTTTAACAGTAAACATATATTGCCAAACATATCCATCTTGTGTGGTTACTATTCTATAGTTTTTAGCATCAACAGAACCCGGGACTTCATCAGAAGCAGTTGCGTTATTATTATTCAAGCACTTCAAGACCATAAAGTCTTCACTCTGATCTTCTTGTACTGTAACGTACATATTCAGTTGTTCAATATCTTTGGTATCATCGTATTCGTCATACACAGTTCCTCGTAGCCAAGGCTTTTCAAAAAACATATATCTGGCATTATCTTGGGTTACTCTGTTAGCAAATATAACTCTTTTCTGAAAATCTCTTTTATCAAACTGTGTGTTTGTTATGGTCGATTCTTGATCAAACTCTGTAGCACTAAGAGACGTTGAAGCCATAACATAATAGTTATCACTAGCAAGCGAATCAAACAAACTATGAGTTGTCTCTGTTTTAAAATTTTCTGTAATAATTTTTGTCATTATTTTTTTCCGAATACGTTATTCATAAGAACGTGGCTGTTTACTGCTTCTACCCACAACATATGGATATGCCGGCACTGTTGGAACTGCATCTCCACCACCTGCTTGTTCAAAAGTTAAGAAGTAAGCATACGTTCCTGTTTTAAAATCTGGTGTTATACAATATCTTCCATTAAATGCATCGAGTGTCCCTGTCTGTGGCTTGATTTCATAATCTTCGATGTAGATGCCAGGAGTATTCGAAACTCTTGCTGAGTTCGAAAATATAGGATCAGTGGGGTCTCTTAATCCCCATGTACTAAGCATCTGAACAACATTCGAAGTTGGGTCTAATGGATTCTGATATCCAAAAGGACCGTAGATTGGAAACCCATCAAGAGCCCAACCAATTATTTTAGAATGTCCTTCACCAAAAACAACACCATCATGAGTGACAGACTCGTGCTTTAAGTAATCAGAACCAACTTTAGTTCCACTATAATATGTGCTTGAATTTACAAAAAGCATATTTGGGTCTGTAGGATTACTAAACCCTTTATAGTTAAACAGACCATTTCGATATCTATATTCACCATTTACTTCTGGGCGACCACCACACTGATCAAGCATAGTGTTGTAAGTTGGATTACCCAAGTTAAATGTTAAGTCAGCACCAGAGTTTGATCCATCGGTCTGATGCGTCTTTGAGCCTGCTGTGTAAATTACTGCTCCATTTATAGCTACACCCACTGGTGTGTCTTCTTCAACTACCTGACTAGACTGAGCGTATACGTCTCTATCACCTGCTCGATACGTTATATTGTATACTTTGCTAGGTTGCCGATCTTGGATTGAATTATATCCTGATCTTACATCACCAAAAGTTCTAGTTCCACCAGTATTTATAGGCTGACCTGCTACGACATTAAATCTAGCATCATCCAATTGAGCGGCGCCAGCTTTAGCAGGAAACGGATCGCCATCGCTTGTAATTTTTAATATAGCCATTATTCAGTAGACTCCGAAACAGTAACAACTTTATAATCTTCTCCACCTTCTGTCTGAAGAACTTGTTGTGGATCATCAAGATTAAGAGCCGCATTATTAGCATCCCCAGTACCCTGTGCTATCAAGTCTTCTACGTTAATAGTGAATCGTTGTAGTTCTACATCCACATTAGACTGCATAGCGTTATCACTATTTATCAACGATGTACTAAACATTTTAGTACCTGCAACACCAACAACATTTTTAACAAGAGGCGAATAGACTACTGGATCAATCATTGATGATATATCGTATGAGTATTCTTGATAGTAATCATTGTCATGAATACGAGTTGAGTATTCTCCAACAAAAGAGTTTCGAGTTTTCCACTTACCAGAAGTGTTACCCTGTCCCAATGTTCTTAAATCGGCTGTACATACAACTGTATTATATCTTATGCTATCTGGATTAGTATTCACAATGTTTACTACTTCATTGTCGTCAAACTTATATCCAGTGTGTGTCACTTCAAGTTCGTCAATCTGCCCAGAGTCATAACTAGCGGGGCCCGCAATAATTGCATTAGCACCCATAGGTAATGAAGACTCATCTCGCCCGATGTCAGTCATATTTCTATCTTTTGCTCTAATACTAATTGGAACCTCTTTATCAAAAGTATAGAAAGTGATTGGTCTGAAATAGAAGTCTTCATCAACTCTTTTTATAAACTTAGCTTTTGATGTATACTTTTCTGTAACAATCTCAAAGGTAGTATTACTAGTTCCATATGGTATGTTGACTGGAACAACACTTCCGTCAGTAACATCTGTTAACAAAAACGCAGTAGTATTATATTTAGAAGCCATACCATTAATAGTAACTTCGGACAATCCATTGGCTTCATCTATTACATTTGCATCAAGTACAATTTCTTGTGTAACTATTTCGTTTTCACGAAGGTTAAAGTCAGCATCGTCAAATCTAATAATCAAGTCTTTCTTATTAAATCTGGCAATTACGTCATTTACAACTCTAACGCCAACATCGTTTTCATATTCTGTGCCTGGGTTATCTTCACGAAGTTCGGAAACTCTACCAAGTGTAAATGTTATTCTAGTGAATGCATCACGATATTCTGTAGATAATGATTCTATCCCCTCTCCACTCAATGTGTATAGACCATCTTTAAAACTGTCTTCTGCGACACCTGCTTCAGATATCTTATACACACCTGAACCATTAACAGTGAAGTTAATCGCTGAACCCGTGGGGGAGGCTTTAAGCTGTATCTTATTCTCATCTACTCTGATTGCTCTATATGTTGTACCAGAAGTAAGACCGGATATGCTTCCTGCACCACTTTCTTGAGTAAAGACAACCTCTGCATTCGAATTAAATCCATGATCGATGTCGTTGGTCAGTGTTATAGTTTCAGCATTATCATCAAAAGCAGTTTCTGCTAGTATGTATTGATTTAAGAACAATCGATCTAGAACTACATCGCCGATAATATCTGGAACAAGTGTTACTGTTTCTTCTTCATCAATAGCTGTCACTTCAAATGAAGTTGTATCGTTAAATGTACCAATGTGTGTACAATGAACAGGTTGACTAAAGTCACCATTGATCAAACCCATAAACTTAATGTTGCTTTCATTCGCAATAGCATCGGGTATCTTATCTATTCTTTTGTTGCTACTGTCTCTAAGTGGGTCTGTCATAATACCACCAGTATTGAAGAAACCAAGTTCTACTTGAACAGTCTGCCCACCAAAAGTAATTGGAGTTTGATTACTAGCACCAACACCAACTTTCTTCTTATCAACACAAAGAGCATTTGCAGTTATACCAGTTGGTTGTGGATTTGTCGCTGTAAAGACAGCACCAGTATCGAATGCTTTACGAACATCAATAACTTTAGGAGTACCCAATTGCTTAGTAAGACTATGACCAGTTGCTCCACTATTACTTCCAAAGGTAACAAGTGCTGTTCCATCAAGTGTGTTAGAAGTGTATACGTTAATCACATCTGCATTGATAACTTTAACATATAATACAGATGCATTTGTTAGTGTTCCACCGGTCGCAAGTGCAAGTGTACCACTACCTTGAGCAAATACTACTTTATCTTGATCTCTAAATCCATGAGCAGTCGATGATATATTAGCACCACTAATAGAAGCATCAGTGAAGGTAATTGCTGTAGCAGGGAAAGATGGTTGTACTGCGCTTGCTTGGAACTTATCTCCAACAGCCGGAGCGGTTGATGCGCCCATCAAATTCCAATCACCAGAACCAGTGTCGCCTAAGTCTTTAATGATATATGTTCTTCTTGGTTTAAGTGTACTACTGTTACCACTTCTCGCAACCAATTCAAAATGAGATCCGTCAAGATCAAGACCAACAGACTTCCATTCATCATATGTCAGATCACCAAATGTGAACGGCATATACTCTCGACCCGCAATCAACTGATTAGCCGGAACAAAATATGCATCATACCACTGCCAATCTGGTTGCCCTGCATTTGGATGTGGTTGCCCAACAGCTATTGGATTGCCGTCACCACCAGTTGCTGGGTATGCTTCTGAAACTGTTTCTGGAATATTTGGTGGTAACTCAAAAGTTTCGCCAATACTCAAAGCAGGTAACAATTTATCGATACTACCATCAGCCCTCTCAACTGTGTTATATGTCAAGTACTGATACAATCTCGCCATGACCTGCTTTACACTACTAAAGATAGCATCATGTCCAGTTAGATCAGTTACTGTAAGTGAGGCTAGATTAGCACTTGTGAATTGGAAGTCATGACCAATTGTGCTTTTTGTAGCACCTATCTTTATCCAGTCTTCTTCTGTTAGCACAGTACCCGGATTAACAATTGTGTACATTTGTCCATTATCTAACTGCTCTAAAGTTCTTATGAAAGCAGGAGAAACGCTGTCGAAGCCAGGACCAGGCTGAACAGATGATATTGTTGGTATTCTATCTGGGGTATCTACAGCAAGCCCATCAACATCAGTTACACCAATCTGTGTAATGTCACCGGCTGTACTGATAATTGTATCAAAGTCAGTTACACCACTAAACAACTCAGAGTCATTGATACCATTATTGACCGCTTGTTGAAATCTAAAGAATAGTAAGAAGTCTTGAAGCTGAATCTTATTATCAATAGTTGTTAAATCACCAGTCTGTTGATCACCACTAAAGTTACCAACAATTGAATCGCTTGTGTCATCTGGTTTGTAGTAGATGTAAGTAAGAATATCATCGTAAGCGGGATCAACATTGAACTGTCGTTGCCCCGAAGTACCACCAGTTTCTGCGGCTGTGAGTGCTTGATAATATCCATTATAGAAATGATCAAACAAAACATTTCTGTATATTGACTCACCGTTACTGTCAAGATTACCTGTGTTATAATACTGAGACATGAAGTCATACATTTCTTGCAGATCAGATCGTGTTTCAATAAACAACAATGGATGACGATAAGCAATAACTCTTGCGGCTCCAGTTAAACTGTACGCAATTGAATCCTCTGTTCTACCATCATAATCAATTGTAGAACCCGGGAATATAATCGTGTCGCCCGGTGTAACACTAAGTGTTGCGTTTTGATCGACAATGATAACTCGGTTACTAATACCAATATCATTAAAGTATTCTACTGTGATGCTTGTCGGATCAATGTAACCCCAACCACCATCAACAATCTCGTAATCAATACTACCAATCTGATCAGTGTTTACTTTTGTTACAACACCCCTTGCACCCTTACCCACTTTTGTAGAAACAATATCTACTGTGTCGCCCACTTTATTACTTGGAAGGCGAAGCCGATTGATGACAGAGATGCCTGAGATAGAACCCTGAATGAGTTTACCTACGTTTGTAATTGTTTCAATTCCATCGTTCGTAGCAGTAAGAACTTCAAGTGCATCTGATCTAGTAAATGTGCCTCTTAGATTTGAAAGATATATAATCGGAGTTATAGCACCTGCTAGATTCACGAATACAATATCATCTACGAATGCATTTGCATCTGACAAATCACCACGAATTGTATTACCACGCTGTATTGGATATCCATCTACATTATACACTGGCTTCATCTCAAGGAATGTTTCTCCACCCCATAGAGAGTCAGATGGCTTGAACACATTATTGCCGGGATACATAATCTCGATGTCTTCATTAAAGAACATCTTGAATAGTAGTTGTAATGATTCTTCACTACCCTTTCTTGTGTATAAGTCTTGAATGTGTTTTAGAATAAATCGTATGTCAACATCATCAGAAAAGGGTAACTCAGACAGATACTTTCTTTTGTAGAAGATAAGGAATGTACCTAAAGTAGTATCAATATCTTTAAGTTTCGGAATATCACGATCTAACTTTTCATCAAGATGCTCATAGTAGGCCTCAACAAAAGCTAATAAAAATTCGCTATTCTCTTTATAGACATTTGGAAACTGATTCGCAATGTCAGAATAGATATTGTCTCTTACCTCAATTGGCATAGTTTATGATTCCAATGGTGTTACATTAACAGTTATGTCATCTCCACGAATGACAATAATTCTATCCTTAGATGGCTTGATATCTTTGCTTACCGAATCAGCAGTAAACTTAATTGCTGAACCTTCAAACGATGATATCTCTACATCACTGAGTCTTACAGTACCTGTTGTATAATCAATTGTACCAACAGATGGCTTGAATACGCTATCGCTATCAGTACCAGTAATCACAAGCATGATATTACCATTACCATCATCTTTGGCTGATACAAGTGTATTATCAACAGTGAACTTGGTAGACGATACCGCTGGCTTAAAGCTAGTAAAGCCTAAGTCTTCATCAAATGGATATGGTTTAAGTAATGGTGTTTCATACGAGAAGACAGGCGAACGAGCCGCATTTAATTCTGGTAGATACTCAATGATTGGTTTTGCTACAATGTCAGTAGACACAATTGACACATCAAGTGCATCAATCGTAGATGCTAGATTTGACTGACGATAAGTCTTATTAAAGTCATTGAGATTTGTATTCTGATAACTTACAATAGCGGCCTGAACTTCATTCTGTAGTTGACTTGCAGACTTACTTGTCATATTAGAATCATATACAATATTTACGTTTGTATCCACGAATAGGAACTTAGCAACCACAAAGATAGGCTCAATTGTTAATGGAGTCTTATCTCGTAGATAGCGTTTAAAGTTAGCAATCTCATAGTCAGCAACACCCTCACCACCAACTACGTCAACAGAGATAATTACTTTACCAAACTGTGGTGGATCAACTTCATCACCACCATATACTGAGATAGCCTGAATGTTAGGGAATCTAGCACGAAGCAGAGTCTCATAGTCTCGTGTTGTAATTGCTCTTTCTTGTACTTGAACAGCCTTTGGTGCAAACGCCCGAATCGATTCAATGTCTTCCGCATCTCTTCCGCCCGAAGTCTGTGATTGTACAACTACGTTAATTGAACTTGCGCCGCCAAAAGCGCCCAAAGTCAATGAAGTCACGCCGTTAGCCGAAGCGCCGGCGGTGTTTCGATAGGTAGCTACAATAGAGTCAGTGATGATTGGCTGTACACCAAATTTATTATTTCCGAATTGTATAGAGTACTTGTTATCATTCTCGGGCTGTAGATAGAATACCTTATCTGTAGAAGTTATACCAAACACATCAGTCTTATAGATATACTCTTCACCATTGACAGTCAGAGTTAGACTTCGTGTATCTATATTAGGGTTAGATAGTACTGTGTCTGTAATATTGATTGTCTCATTGATAACACGCCCCTCAAAGAGTTCTACATCATTTACCACATATGTCGTAGGCGATGTTAATGAGCGTATAGCACTATGTGCTTTATCTGTTAGAAAGTTATATGTACGATTACCACATCTTCCAATAAATGCAGTACCCTTTGGTATACTAAAGTATTGACTTGGGTTATTAGGATGTGTTACAGTAATGTTAACTTTTGTTGTAGCACTACGTCTTGAAGTAGGCAAATAGTTTAATTCTTTTGCATGAGATATAACACTATTACGTTGTGTAGCACTATCCAGAAACATTTCAGATACTGCCATATTATAGTAATAGCTATTATAGAATGTGTTATATGATAGTACATCTAACAGTACATTCATATTAGAGCCTTCGTAGTCGAAGTCTTTAAATCTATCTTGAGCCTTTAGAAACGTCTTGAGTTGTTCCTTTGTAGCCTTAAAGTCTAGATTCGTTACCGGCGTCATATCTGTCATTATCTTACCCTACTAAGATCGATTGTGAGTGATGAGTCTCTGTTACTATTTATTACGCTGAATAAGATTGTTACGTTAAGTGAATTACTATCTATATCACCACCTACTATAACATCTCGTAGATTACAACGAGGCTCATATGTCTTAATTGTTGATTTAATGTTCTCTTTTAATATTACAAGTGTGTTTGCTGTGACATTCTCAAAGAGTTGCCCTCGTATATCACACCCTATGTCTGGCTGAAATAATCTTTCACCACGATCTGTTAGCACTAAATTCTTAATGCTTTCTTTGACCGCTGACTCATTTACAATACGAGCAACATCAGTGCGCCCTGGCACTTGCTCTAAATTTGACGTAAAGTCAGAGAAGAACTCTTGCTTTTTTGTTCTTGGTGTAAGTCTAGCCATTTTCGATTCCTATAATGCTGTTATATATTTATGCGTATTATGAGCGTTTAATTCTAAAGCCATCGATATCATGCTTACTCAGAAGTTCATTTAATGTCGCCTTTTCTTCTTCACCAATGCTCTCATCCACATAATATGAACGTCTACCATTATGTAACTGTATATACGATGGGAATACTCTAATACCACCAAAGCCTGCTCTACTAGCGGCTATGATTGTCTCTTTCCTATCTGAAGCAGTTACGTCTATATCCACCGCACTGCCCATACTATACCATGTGGGTATCTTCTTCTTAGGAAAGAGTGGTGATTCTTGTGCTGACTCATATCCACGTTTTATCGTATATGTCTTCTTTGTCTGTTCAGTCAGTCGAAGCATTTTTAACCAAACATTGGTATGTACTTTCTTCCAACCATCTCCATTCTCATAGTTCACGACAGCAGAATCAAACTTTATATTACTACCAATGCCATTCTCACTTGCGTTTAATAGATCATTCATCTCGCTTTCTGTGGGATAATGGCTAGTCACATAGTCTGCTTCTTCGTTATCAGGCTTTACATTACTATTGAATTTAGTAGTCACCTCTTTCTTCTTGGTATCTCTATCTTCTTTACTCACACGAATAGCACCATAGCTAACAGCATTCTTTGTCTCAGAAGCAGAACGACTGAGTACTGCTTGTGCTTGTCCACCAACTGTATTCGCAAATCTATTAAGTTCCATAGCAGGCGCCATTAACTGACCTTGTAAATCTTGTGCCATTTGACATAAGCGAAACATCATGTTAGCAACATTCTCAGGCGTAAGTTTCTCGAACTGTGATGCTAAATCTGCTACAATACCTTCTATGCCCTTTGTAAGTTTATCTATAGAAGGGTCTTCCATGAATGTGTTAATATCATTAATCATCTTCTTCATCTTCTTAATCACAGGTCCTGCGGCTGATTCTAATCCCTTGAGTACAAGCAATACACTGCCAGCGGCTGCCATGACGACCTTCTTAGCGGCTTCTATAACACCCTTGACAACACTTTCTAATGTTGATACAATAGCTTCTAGACTGGCTCTCTGTTTAATTGCTTCTAGTAGTGCTTTTGGATCATTTAAGAACTGTGCTACATCCACTACTTCTGATAGTAATGCCTTCCCTGTCTTGACAATAGCAAAGGCTTTTGTTAGATCAGCAAGTACATCATTATATGCACCACAGGCTTTAGCAGTTAGATTTTGCCCTAAATTAATCGCAAAGTGAAAGTCTAAATCTTTTAACAGGTTATATATCAGTACTGGTATAGCTGTAGCAAAGTCACCACGATAAGTCGATCCATATACCGCAGGTGTACCAAACGCATCAAATACATTCAATCCAGAGCCTGCTGTGGGGGTGGGCGTAATCGTAATCCTCTGATTTGTACTTAATCCAGACTCGTCACCCCCTAATATAGTTGCTTCTCCAGAGCCAGTATTCAATCCAC